AGATCAGTACATTCCAGAAGTTTCTACTATTGTATCTACTGCTGTTATTGGCTTGGTTGCTGCCAGTACTCCACTACTACTTAATGCAGTCAAACCACTTGTGAAGCAGATTGTGAAAAAGTTAACGAAGAAAAAAGATAAGGAGTCCAGTTCTTGATCGTGGAACTGGCAAGCGATTGATTTGAGAAGAACTAAGGCACATAGAAATAAGTGGACAGGCATGAAAACGAGTCATCAGGAGGTACATGGAGCCACGATGCGATCATTGAAGCGATTTTCACCTCGCAGACGATTAAATCCTAGAGGTGTTAAAAAGGTTTAACGTAAGACCTTAAACGATAGAAATGAGTAAAATCGAAAAGCAATGCGAATCTCGGAGGCGAGCAATAATGAGCCGAATTAATGGGAATCACAAAGAGCCGTGTCGTCTACGTTTTCGGCGAAGCACGATGAAGTGCAAGTATTTAGTTTCACCTCGCATACTTATTCAGTAATAGAGGTGTTAAAACACTTTTAATCGTGAAGTGTGAACGATAGAGTTGAAGTAAGTCACAATGAATCAATTCAAGCGGTAATAAGTCGAAAAAAGGCGATAAGCAATACGATACGATGAGAGACGTTGAGGAAGGTCGAGGTACGCTGTATTCACTTCGCAAACCTGTTAAGTCATAGAAGTGTTAATGACAGTTTTAATCGTAAACTGACAACGATAGAAGTGAGAAAAATCGAGTTAAAAGGAAACGACTGGAGGTACACTGATGGGAGGTGAGGTAAATTGACTGAAAATGAATCAAGCTGATGGGATAAGAGGAGCATATCGTGACACTGCTAGGAGCAGAGGCAATTTGAGATAAGAAGCAGTAAGTTGATTTTATAATCATCTTTCTAAGCTATTAACTATGAAAGATGTTGAAAAGAGTTTGTCGTAGCACTCATAACGTGTGAGTTGAAAAGAAATACAAAAAATCGAACCGAGATGTTCCGAGCCAATTTGATCTGAGGGGCAATACAGTAAATCAAGTTACTCCGAAAAGAAGTGAGGCGAATTATCATCTCGCAAACCTATTAAGTTATAGAGATGTTAAGGAAAGTTTATCGTAAAACTTACAACGTTTGATTTGAGACAAGGCGAAGGGCACAGAACCGAATCAATTTGAGCAAATTTGCACAACAAAGAGCGACACAGAATTAAATGGATTCAAAGTGTAGGGAATTGAGGTGGTTTATCATCTCTTTGGTTCTTGCACCTACAAGAGATGTTGAAAAGGGTTTGACGTAACACCCATAACGTAAGCAATAAAATGATAGGAAGGGAGTGGATGAGAGTCACCAAGAGCCACACGGCTGCGAGTTTAAAATATTTGTTGGGTTTATCGTAATACCCATAACGATTGCACAACAACGAACTGAAGCGAGACAATGTACGATACGACAATATGATTCGAGTCGCTAAGAAGTTTTCTTAAACTCTGTCTTTTCAATCAGAGATTTAGGTAATCTTTCTCCTTTTCTTTGCAACTGCAATGATTCTTTTCTAGCACCATCCGCAGCAGCAGCGATAAAAGCATGATGGATTTGTTTGGTTTCCAAATCACGTTTTTTCGCTTTGTCCAAATTAGTTTGATCAACATGAGTAAACATTCTTCTTGTCTGTTTACGATGTTTTCTAATACCAGAGTTTGCTTGTGCTGCCAGATAATCAACAGCTTCTGCATCCTTTAAAACAAACAGTTCATAGTCTCTTTGTCTGATTACTAAGGGTCGGTTAATACCTTCCCTTAGTTTTTCAATGCAACCCTTGACCTGCAATAAACTGGTACGTTCATCCCAAGGTTTATCTTTGAAATGTATATTCCAAAAATCTAAAACTTTTTCTTTAGGAATCTTGTCTCCTTTCTGAAGATTTCTCCAATCTATCCCATCAATCCTTGGGTTTTCCATTAGTCAGCCATCTCCACTAATTCAGATGCAGCGAATCTACCGAATCTAGGTCTCCATGTGCCTAGTCCTTCAGCTTTACCAGCCATAGTAATGATTCTGTTTAGTTGAGATACACTAAGTATTTCATCATCAACCATAAGTTCAAAAGTACATTTCCAATCAGGAAATAACAATCGTTGAACCCATACACCTCTTGAAGTAAATGCTGTATTAGAAAAGTAACTTTGATCTTTTGTATACATTTCTAATGCATCTTTTGATCCCTGATATTCGATAAGGGGATCATTAGTTACAACAACAGAACGAAGAACGTCTTTACCTAGTTTCCATTTTGTAGCTGCATTTCTAAGACAACGTAAGAAGTTAGCTCCTGGCATGTAAGGATCTGAGAAGCCATCAAATTCAATAGAGTTTTTAGTTTCGTTGACTTTTACTTTACCTTCGTTTTTCCAGTAACCAGAGAAGACCCAATCTAATGCTCTAAGACATAAATGATCTTCATCATTCTTTTTCTTTTTACTGGAGAAAAATGCTTTTTGTTTTGCTCCTTCACCAAGAGGATCAGAGTTCTGTACGTTTGAACAGAGAAGACCAGCAGTTCCGTTGACTGTGACTTGATAGCTATTAAGTGCCATAAAAAATACCTTTGCGGTTTGAGTGTTTACGCCCTTTGCGGACTTTCTTACATTAAACATATATTTATCTTATGTCAAACTTATATTACATATGTTACAAAATGAAAACATTTGCTATAATAAATTTGAGCCGTGATAATTGGCTTAAGTAGATAAGTCTTTGGAAGGAACTTATCTACTTTTTATTTCATGTGTATGTGGTATAACTTGTCCTTTCTTTGCAGTAACAATAACATCTTTACATAGATCAAAGTAAGGAGAATCTTTTGAATATTGAATACCAGCGATCTTTAACTCTCCACAATTCTTCAAACGTGCTAATTCATAATTTAATCTAGCCTTAGATAACTCCATTCTCTGCAATTGTATCTGTGTATTAGCAGCACCTAGACAGGCATCTTGAAATCTATTGTCCAACGGAATATTAAAGGTAAGAGCAACACCAAAGTTAAGACCTAAAGAATCCTTGTTACCACTATAGTTTTCCTGATAGTAAAGTATGTTACCTGGATTATCTAATACTCCATCGTCATTTGCGTCCGTATTATCATAAACGGGAGTATGGTATATGTAATCTTGAGGTCTTTTTTGGTTAAATGTTGTAGTCATAAAAGGGCTTATACCCATTTGTGGGCCAGAGCATTTAATACCATTACCATAAAAATTTTCTACCATTGGACCCCCAATTACCTGGGTAGCAAAATTCGACACACTGGATGAGGATTGTGCTACTGGGGCACTAGTGTTTGAGACATTAGCAAATACTGGATTACCTACTAAAGTTATTGCGAGAAGATAGTTGTGGTATCTGTTACGCTTGTGCTTTCTATAGTTCGTGTTATATCGGTTACAGATTCTAGTCCAGCAGGTTTGTACACTTCTGTAAATTGAAAGGCATTTCCTTGGTTTGTTTGCGTCCAGTTTGGTTTTTGTTCTAAGTTTAAGTTTGTCCATGTGTAGGTTGTGCCGTTTATAGACTCATCGACTGATGTAACAGGAGGTGATATAGACGATCCATCATGCTGAACTCCTGATCCCGTAACTGAATAGGTAAATCCAGAATTATATTCTGTTGTTCGTATAGATTCTGTAATAACTGTGGAAGTCTCTGTTCGACTTGTACTTGTACCCTGTGTGAAGTTTGGAATAACTGGAACAGCGTAACAAGGAACAGAAAAAATAAGGCCAAAAAGAAATAACCTCCTCATTCAATTTTTAGATCAACAACAAATTGTCCTGTTAGTACGATACCTGTTCCTGTACCTGGTGTCAGCGTTAATGTATGATTATCAATTGCTACGGCTGCTGTTCCTACACTGCCAGCACTTGTAGAGGTTAAGTCACTAAAGTTTGGAACTGTGCCAACTGTAACTGCACTACCTGGTGTAGCATCTCCTTCAATGTAGGATTGAGTGAAACTAAATGCTTCTCCTGCCGTAGATTGTGTAGCAGAAGGAAATGTCACAGATGGAACTCCATTAGTCGTAGATCCAAAACCTCCCACTGTAGCTGCTGAGTTTGAGTCAACCGTGGTAACATTGTTACCCGAAATACTGTACGAAGAGCCAATTTTATCAGCCGTGCTTGCTGCTGAGAGCGATTCAAACTTTACGCTCGAAGATATACTATGCGTGATGTCGGCTAGTACTGGAGAACCAGAGATAAAAAACAAAAATGGTAGAAGTTTTTTAATCATGTGTTGCTGATACCTACTTTGGAATCTTTGTTGTCTTGTACATTTAGTTTACCTTTTACCTTCTTACTGTCGTTGTTTTTCTTAATATTCAAGCCGTACTGTGCAGTCACAGCACTAAGAAGACCTGCGGCAAAGGTAGTGTCAATCTGTCTAGTAGGGTTTGGGTTGAAGTACGACCAAGAAATTACCCCTAAACTCCAAAAAAGTATAATCATCTGAACCACATTGGCTATCAGACTATGACCTTGTTGTTGTTCTTCCTGATCTTCCATAAAAGGCAACTACCTAAAGTGTGTGAGGAGATAGCGTTTGAAGGCTAAGTATAGGTAGTCATGTCAAAACTAGCAA